GTATTTTAACATCTTATTTATTTATACAGTTTTCTAGTTCTTTAAAATCTAGTTTTAATTTTTCTACGTCTTCTATAAGTTTAGACTGGTATTTTTCAGCATATAATAAACGCAAATTTTGCTCGGCATCATCTGGTAAAGCCCCTAGTTCACCGCGAGGCCATTTTATTCTAAATTCGCTATTCATACCTACTTCGTTTTGCATACGCACTACGTCGAGGGTCATTTGTTGAATTTCAGCTATTAAAGTAAAGTACACCCCAGCCACAGACAAAAGCCCAGCGCAAATAGCTATAATAGTTTTAGCGTTTACATTAAATTTAGTATTTTCGCTTAATTCACTCATTTATCTTGACTACTGCTTTACCTACGTGCTGGTGCGCGTGTTTTATAGTTGGCGCTAGTAGTGGGTGTTCTGCTATACTACTGTGCGCAGCGTGTACGCAATAAGGACAGTTGTCGGCGTAAACTTTTTCTATTTTTTCTTTTATTATTTGTGTATCTACTTGTATAGAATAAACACTACTAACTAACCAGCCAGCTACACCTAGCAATAAAGTTCCAGCTAGACCTACTATTTTTTTATCTAATTCCATTACTTTTTATTCTGTTTGTACAGTCCGTTCCATTTATATAACGTGTACCCTATTGTAGTAAGTAGAAGTATAATTTTTAAAATCAGTTCTAGTTCTGTTAGTGATAGGGCAAAAGCGCCTATATTCATAGCGTAAAGTTTAAAGTCTTGTACTTCCATAGTGCAAAGATAAAAATTTTAAAAACTTAAAACTGTTATTTGAAAACCATTGACTTTTATAGTCCCAGTTCCGCTACTTTCTACTTGTACTTTTACGCCTGTGGTTTGTACGTCCGCTGTTACGAAAAACTGCATAGTGTCTACAAAGTGGTGCGCATCGTGTGTACTACCTAAGTCAGTATGTAAAAAATGTAATTCTGTAGTAGTATCTGGAAAATATAGCCTAGCGTCTATGTGCTGGTTACTACTGCCTGGCGTGTATTCAAAATCTGTTCTAACTATTACTACTTTACCAGCTGCTATTTCGCCTAAGTCTATAGTATTAGTAGCGCTGTCCCAAAGGTCGCCAGTAACATAGCTAGGTTTATATGTAGTTAGCGTACCGCTGCCGGCTTTGTCGTTTGTTAGGTCCGTCCAGGTGTCCGCTGTTAGGTTAATAGGCGTACCGCTAGTAGTAGCATCTTCGTAATACGCAAAACCGCCTAAAGTATCGTATAAAGCGTTAACACTACTTTTTATTTCGTTCACGTTAGCAGCAGTTACTTTATATATTTCTGCTAGTGCGCTAGTGCTGTTATCGGTTTTGTTAGTAAAATTAATTTTAGCCATATCTTTTTATTTAGGTTTGTAGTTCGCTTTGTAGTTCTGTCTGTAGTCCACCAGTAGGCGGTATTTGTTCTATACGGTTACTAAGTTCTATAATAGTCCTAAAGTAGGTATAGTCTTCGCTGTCTTCTGTTAGGTAATTTATACCAGCTACAGTACTAGTAAATACTTTAAAACCTTCCGCTTCTAGGTCTATATAGTCGGCGCTTCTGGTACGTACTAATTCTAGTATAGCGTCTGTTATTAAGTTGCTGTCTAGTTCGCCGCCACTATCGCCAGAAAACCTAGTGATAACTTCTAAGCGCGTTATAGTTTCTGTTATATAGTTTGTTTGGTTTTGGTCTACTTCGTCGTTAGAAACGCTGTAAATACGTATAAAAGGGTATGTAGCGTTACTGGGTATTCTATTATAGATAGGTACTGTAGCGCCGCGTAGTAGGACGTTACCAGCTAGTTTACCTATAAGGGCTTTACGTACTCTATGTATTACTTCTCGCATTTATATATATTTTTTTAGTTTGTCGTCTAGTCTACCCATTAGCGCCTTTAACGCTTCGCGTACACTAGGAAAAAAGAAGGGCTGCGGTTGTATGTTTACCTGGCGTTTACCTTCGCCTTTAAATAGCATCTTAATTTCACTAGCGCTAAAACCTAGCGCTTCCGCTTCTTTAGTATCTATATAGCGCCCAGTTCCAAACTCTTGGTAGGGTGCGTATAGTTTGTTATATCCTACTTCGGCTGTATTGCCTTTTTTAGCTGTATATACAGACTGCTTTAACCCACCGCCGCGCTGTCCTTTAGCTTTGTTTACAGGTACGCGTTTAGTACTACGCCTTACTATATCGGTAGCCGTTTTACCTATTTCGCTGCTAAGTTCCTGGCGCGAAAACCTTTTAAGCTGCTTTAGCTTTTTATCTAGTATAGCTAGGTCTTGTGGGTTTATCTTAGCGTTCATTAGTCTATTTTTGTAGCGGTTATCGTAGTATAAAAGTCCTGGTCGGTTTCTACTATACTATTTATTCTGTACTTAGGTCCAGAACCTTCTACCTGTAGTAAGTCCTGGTCTTGTATTTCGTCCGCTGTCTTTTTACGCATCATTAATTCTATACCTACAAAGTGCTGGCGCTGTCCGTTTTTGCTTTTAATTTCGCCGTTTACATACGTCAAACTAGCCCAGTAAGTAGCTACTGTAGCTTCTGTAGAAGTAAAGCCGCCAAAATCGTCCTGGCTTTTAGTTAGCCTTATTACAGCTATGCGTGTATCTAGTTTGCCAGCGTCCATTATATAAACATTGTTTTATAGCTATTTAAAAGCGCCCTAGTTTCTGTAGGTACGTCCTGTACTATAGTTCCTGTTTTATAGTCGCTGCGGTTATCGTATAACGTGCTTACAAATTGTAGCATAGCGTTCTTAATAAGGTCGTCGCTTAGCCCAGCTGTTACGTAAGTTATTTTAACGTCTTTAGCGCTTCCGCCGTCTAGTTCTATACGTTCGTTGTCTAGTCCCTTTACGGTGTAGTCTGCGGCGTTACCTTCACTAGTTACGCTGCTTATACTAGCTACTGGACCAAAGGGTATATCTATTATAGCTTCTGTTTGGCTTAGGTAGTACGTTCTGTTCTTAGCTACTATATCGCGGCTTATATAATTTTCGCAAAATATACGCGCCTGGGTTATCATTCTATTAATTAAACTATCGTCGGCGCTAGTGTCTATACGTACGTAGTTTTTAACGTCGCTAGTAGTTATTATTTCGCTGCCTGTAGTACTATTTATTTTTATCTGGCGCATATTATATTTTTTGTAAAAATACGAAAAAAAAAGCGCTACCTATTAAAGCAGCGCCTTCCTATGAAACAAATGATAAAAACAGAAAATCTTAATTTATTAAAGCAAAGTTATTAAAATTGTTTTTATACTTTCCCTGTATTGATAACCTTATACTTCTTTGTTGATAATTAGGTACGATAAAAAAGCCGTCTAGTACAGTAAAGTAAATAGCGAAGTAGTCTACTTCTTCTTTTGTGTAGAAGTCTGTACTGCGCCTTAATACTATATGTATGTTATTACCGTTAAACTTACGTTTAGCGCTTACGTTCTTTACTTGTATCTTATATAGCTTTAAATCGCGTTCTAGTATGCAGTCGTAAGGGCTGCTGTGTAGCAGCGGCATAGATACGTTAAAGCCTTGCTCTATAGCTTTTACGCTAAATTTATATTCAGCTAAACAGCCTAACTGGTTATGGTCCACTTTGTTTTAAGTTGCTTTGACTAAGCTACAAAAAAAAAACCGCCCAAAATAAGACGGCTTTTTAACAATTAATCAAAATAACTATGAAAAAATCTACACTTATTTAACGCCTGTGTAGCGGCGCATTACGTTACTAGCTTCTGTTAGCTTTTGTATTACTAGTATTTTCTGGGTTATTGGTAGGCTGTTAAACCTATCCTGGTCTACTAGTTCTTTAAATTCGTCTAGTATTGTATTATTTCTTTGCATAACCTAAAACACTTAAACCTAAAATAAACATAAATATAAGACCTATAATGTCGTCGTATATAGCTAGGTCGCGCACACCCAGCGCTAACAAACCCCAGCCTAGTATTGGCTTTATATACTTCATAGCCCCACCCATTTGTCTGCTAAAGCGCATAAATACACAAAACCAGTCATTAAGCCAAAAGCGGCAAAGTATATAATACAGTCAAAAATAAAGTTCTCTATTTTACGTTTCATATTGTTAATTATTTATACAGCAAATATACATATTAATTTTAAACATACAAATAAATCTTAAACTTTTTTACAGGGTATAAAAAAACCCCAGTCGTTAAACCAGGGTTTGTTTAGTGTATAGCGTTATACTACTTATGCAGTTTCTAAGGCTGCTTTGTCTACGCTAAAGTCGCCAGTTACAAAGGCGTTAGGTAGATAGTTAGTAAGCGCTACGCGTTCCTGTACTCTTACAGTTACAAAACCGTCGCGTACGTTAGTGCCGTCTTCTCTAAAGAATTCTACACCTACGTTGTCGCGTACCCATAACTGCGTACCCATTCCGAAGTTACCTACTAGGTATTTGTCAGAAGTAACAGCAGTAGATAAAATAACAGGCACACCGTTAATGCGTGGCTGTAGCCCTTGGTTCCAGTCTTTTACTAGGTATTCGTTTTGCGAAGACTTTAGTAGTAAAATTTTGTGGAAGTCAGTAGGGTTAATCATAATGTAGTCAGCAGCGTAGTTAGATAGTGCTAATTGGTTCAACGCTACAGTAAGTACGTCAAATTCGTTAGCGCTTTCGATAGCGTTAGCAAACCCACCAGCAGCAAAAGCCGCAGCGTCTGTAATGATACCAGACAAGTTTGGCGCAGTACCGTTACCGTTCAAAATTTGCGTGTCTTCTACTTCTAGTAGTTTTTCTGGCGCACGTGCCGAAAGGTAGCTAGTAAGCTGTGGCGTATCGTTTAGCATCTCCTCGGAAATTCTAAAATAGCTTGCTATCTTCTGTACGTTAGCGTCGGTAGCTGTAAAGTCAAAGTCAGACTGTCCCATAGTAGCGCCTTCTGCTGTAGCAGCAGCGCCGTTAGTATAGCCACTTTCTTTAACAAAACGTACTACGTCGGAAGTTGTAGAACCTTGGGGTATTAATTGACGCACGTGTACCAAACGCGTAGGGTCATATTTGTACCCAGGTACGCGGTCAGCTGGAATTACCTCTCCAGTAAAATCGGCCCCGGTAGTCATATCCGCTTTAACTTCAAAACGCGCAGCTTTAGACATTCCGTTACGCATAGCGTCAATAGCGCCACCTTCGATAGCTTCTACTAAAGCGCCTTTAAAAGATACTTTTTTACCAGCTTCGAATTGCTTTTTGTTAGCTACTTCCATAGCGTCAAAGCGTTCGTTAAACTTGTTAGTCAAATTTGAAATTTCAGACTTTAGTACTTCGTCTGCTTTTCCAGTCGCGCTGTCTACAGCTTGACCGTATGCCTTTTCTAGTTTAGCGTCGATAATGTCGCCTAACTGGTCTAGGTGTTGTTTAGTATTTTCGTTCATAATTGAAAAAAATAAAAAGTTAGTTATTAAATTTATTTATTAAATACTCAAAAACCGCCTGGTCGTCTTCTACTGGCTGCGTGTCGTTAGACGGCGCAGTAGCTGTCGCGAATAAACCTTTAAGTTTTAGTAGTTCTGCTTCGATAGCGTAGCCCATTTCGTCGCTTATATCGCCTTTGCGTATAAGTTTAGCTAGCGCATCGTATCTTTTAAAAATGTTTTCCTGGGCTTTAGCGCCTTTAACGTCTAGTATTTTAGCTTCTTCGTTAGCCGCTAATGTTACGGCGCTTACTTCGTATAGCTTTACTTCTGTTATTTCGCGATAGTCGCCTTTATGTTCTTTTTGCATTGGTAGAATACCTACGCTGTTTTCAGTAATTACGCCAGCCTTCATAAGTTCTAGTACGTCGTTACCTAGTGTAGTCTTGGCTATTTCAGCTGTAAACATTAAGCCTTTGTCGTCTTCTACTAGTTCTACCATTTTACCTAGTGGCTGCGCCATATTGTGCTGGTATAAGTATTTAACGCGGTGTCCGTTTTCTTTAATAGTCTTAGCGTATGCACCAGGGCGTATAATATCGCTGTCGCTATCTTTGTTATTAAAGTAGCTAGCGTACCCTTTTACAATACCTTTTTTTTCGTCTGCGTCTACTAGTTCGCCTAGTGGCGCGCTTTTAAATAAAATACTCATACTAGAATAATTTTTACAAATTTACGGTTTTTTTATTAGTGTTATTTCGCCTTGGTCTGGACCCATTCCGTCTTCTACAGCTTCTAGTATTAAACCTTCTTTTAGTGCTTTTTTAAGCATATCTATTAAACCTTCGTCGCCTAAATAACTAAAGAAGTTAAAAGGGTTTTCAGCGTCTGGGTTAGCCGCTTGGTATTTTTCCATTAGTATAAATAGTTCGTCCATTATTTACTTTTTAAAAGTTCGTCCCAAAGTTTTAAAGTGTCGGCGTATAGTTCTGGAAAAAGTTCTTTAAATAAAGGGTTACCGCCGTCGTAAAAGTTTTCGCTAGCGTGCGCTAACACTTCCCAGCGCTGGGCGTTTTTACCATATCTACCTTTATAATAAACATTTTTATGCCCACCACCTACTTTATTTTTAGTAATAGCGCCGAAAAAATCATAGGTAGCGCCCCTTAATTCTTTATACTCGTCGTCGGTTAGTTTATATTTCTTTTTAAAATAGTCGGCTTTATCTTTATCGAATAAAGTACGTAGCTTCATATTATACTTAAAATGTATATCGCCTTGGCGCCTATCTCTAAAACCTAGCTGTTTATTAAATTTATTAAAGTATTTTTCTACTATTGTATTAGAAACTATTTTAAAGCTAGACCATTCATTTTGAAAATGTACTTGATGTCCTATTTCGTGGTTCAAAACCTTATTAAAAGACTTACTACCTTTTTTAAATCTTAGCGTTCCTATCTCTATATATGTATTGTCAGCGCTTAAAAAAGCACCTTTATTTGCTTTTAGTCTAATATCTATACTTTGCTTTACATCTTTTAGTATTTGTAGGTCGCCTACTATATAGCCCTGGGCTTCTAATTTCTTTAACTGGTTATACTGGTCTAGTGCTGGGTGGTTTACCCTTTCGAAGTAGTCGCCTAGCGGTTCGCCTTTGCCCTGTTCTGGTCCGCTGTACCTTGGCTTAGGTTTTGGTTTTGGTGCGCCTACAGTTGCTGCTATACTAGCTACGTCTGCGGCTGTTAGTCCACCAGTAAGGTTTTCGCCAGCTAGTCCTACGCCTATATTTTCTAGACCTTCTACAGCTACAGCGTCTTCTATAGGTACTGGTATAGGGACGCATCTACAGTTTATTACGTTACTAGCGCTACCGCGTCTGTCGCCTGGTTCCATTAGTTCTTCGCCTTGCACTATAAAGGGCTGGTTAAAAAGTACTGTCTGTCCGTCTGCTGCCCTATGGCTTGCGCGTTCGCGTCCGTCTAGTGCTGTAGACCATTCCTTATATAATTGGTCTGGTGGAAAAATAGTAGTAGCGCTTTCTAGTATAGCCCTATTACTTATAGCGGTGGTTTCTGTTTTTATAAACCGTTCGGCTTGGTATTTACTATAGCCGTCAAATTGTCGACGTAATATACGCGCTTGTTCAGCTGTACCTAGCGCTTGCCATTCTGGGTCGCGGCTTAGCTTTGTCGTAAGGGCTATAAGCGTTTTTAGTGCTGTACCCTGTACTAGTGTTACGTTTGTTTTAGCTACGCTTGCGCCATAACTAGCAAAACTTGCGCGCCATTGGTTTTGGTATTGGTCGGCGCTTTGCTTTTTTACAAATTTTTCAAAGTTTCTAAAATACCAGTTAGCAAAATGTAGCCCTGTTTCTTCGTAGTAGTCTTCGTAGAATTTAGACAGAAACGTAATAGGAAAAAGACCCTGTACTATTATACGCCCTTCGTTTACAAACTGGTCTACCCCTTTTGCGTATTCAGCGTTATACCATTTGCGTAGTTTAGCTATATACTGGCGTTCCATTTTACCGCGTTCACGTTCGACGGACGTTTGCCAGACTTGCTTAAACTGCTTACTTATAGCTGGCTTACTATAGCGTTCGTACTGGCTATAGCAAAAGGCTACGCGTTGCTGCGTATTAGGAAAATCCGCTATGCTTTCGGCGTCGCTTACGCATCTAGTAATAAACCTACTGCGGTCTTCGCCTGGTCTTGGTTTAGGCATTTTCTTCTAGTTCGGCTAGCTTTTTGTTTGCGTATACGCGCATAGCTTCGCCGCCCCATAAGTTGTAAGCTACAAAACCGTTATCTAGCCAGGGTTCGTCTTTATATTTTGGGTCTACAGTACTGTACGTTTTAGCGCGTTCTAAATAGCTTCTAGTGCGTTTTAAAACGTCTAGGCTAATTGGTTCGCGGCTGCTTAATTGCTGCGCCCTAGCTAGCCCTACGTTAGTTCCAGCGGTTACTACATCCCTTCCGTATTCTTCTATCCAGCCTAGCATACGCTTAGCGTTGTTACTAGCTGTTTGTGGGTAGTCGTCGTAGCTTTCGGCTTTAGTGTCTAAGTCGTCCGCTTTAGCTTCTACAGTTTCGGCGCTTACTACAATATCTTTAAGCGCCTGTTTTATTAGTTGTTTTTCAGCTTCTATATCTACAGCCATTGGTGCTGGTTCTGGTATTTCTATATCCTGGTTACTTACTGGTAGTAGGTTACTAGGTATATAGTAGTCGTCCATAGCTGGCGTGTCTTCGTCTTTGCCGTAATTCATTACAGCGCGTTTTTCGTTTGGTGTTATCCACCAGGCAGCGCTAAGCTGTTGTACTACTTTGTCGTTTTCTTCTTGTAGTTCTGGTATAGCTGTAAAGTCAAAGTCTAGGTATAGGTTGTCGCCGTACATTGGTACTAGCCAGCGGTTCAATTCGTCGCGTAGTTTTACTAGTTCTGGTATTACAGCGTTCTGGTATAAAGCCTTTTTGGCTTCTTTCATATTGTTATAGGTGCTGGCTTCTGTATTATTAAGCAGCTGTACAGGTACGTTATAGATATTACAAATATCTTTTATAGACGCGTTATACTGTTCTATTAGTGAAACGTCCGCAGCGTTTAAACCAAAGTTAACCCAGCTTAGTTTCTTAGGCGTTATAATAACGTCGCCACCGTTGTCGCTACCCTGGTACTGCTGTCTAAATTTATCCTTTAACTGTTGCGCCTGTACTTCGTTTAGGTCGCCTTCTTCGGACATAAGTACACCCCTAGCGGTCTGGTTCTGTAGATATTTAACCCCTGTAGTTACAGCTTCGTTATTTGTTGTTAAACTTCTAAGACCAGCGCGTAGTGGGCTTTGACCGTATAAGTGGCTGCCTGTACCGTCGTAGTATGGATTAAAGTCTTTTATATGTAGTACACAGTCTGCGTCCATACTGTACTGTCCGTTATACTCTATACGGTATTCCTTTATAGGTTGCATAATACCGTTACTAACTATTTCTACCACTTGG